ATGAAACCTCGGTTAAGATATTTCCAATCGCTGGTGAGTTTAACGTCGTTGATAGAAGAATATTTTAACGGCGTTGGTATTGATGTGGGCATTATAGCGCGCAAATCTAACGTAAAAACGCCTCCAAAAACCACCAGAAAGCACACAACCACAAGAAGTAAGAAAGTTGAGCCTGAACCACCGACTATTACGGGCCTGGCTTTGCATTTAGGTTTTAACAGCCTTGAAGAATTTGAGCAATACGAAAAACAAGGCAAATTTCCGTCTGCATTAAAGCGGGCGCGCTTGCTAATAGCCGCCGCATACGAAAAAAAGTTACACAACTCACACCATGGCGGTGCAGTGTTCGCCTTAAAAGAAATGCGGTGGCATGAGCGGCCGGAAAACAAATCGTTGGGCGAAAACGCGCCGGTTATTACCATAAAAATTATTGAATCGGGGCCTGAACCTGCCTCGACCGAAAAAGATATTCCCCTTTGAAATGATGCAAGCCACCAGTTTATTTAAGCGCAACTATTACGCAAAGGCGCATGTTATCATTAACCAGGGGGGCACCAGCTCAGGTAAAACTTATGCTATTATGCAGGTATTGTTTTGCCTGGCTGGTGAAAAAGCCAAACAGATTATTACGGTAGTTGGGCAGGATGTACCTAACCTAAAGGCTGGCGCTTTACGCGACGCCTTGAACATCATAAACGGTTCGCCCGGGTTACACGCCGCATTGAAAAACTATAATAAAACCGACCGGGTTTTTGAGCTGCACAACAACAGCATCATAGAGTTTAGAAGCTATGGTGATGCGCAGGATGCCAAATCCGGGAAGCGCGACTATTTGTTTATTAACGAGGCAAATGGTATTGATTGGAGCATTTACACCGAATTAGCGCTGCGCACCAAGAACCGGATATTTATTGACTATAATCCCAATGCCGAGTTTTGGGTTCATGACAGATTGATAGGCGCGCCAGATGTAGAATTGATCATTTCCGACCACCGGCATAATCCCTTCCTGGAGGAATATTCCCGCACAAAGATTGAAAACCTGAAGGATGTTGATATAGAACTTTGGAGGGTATATGCCCGCGGTATCACCGGCAAAATTACCGGGCTGGTATTAAACAACTGGCAGCTTTGCGAAGCAATTCCACAAGATGCCCGGTTAAAAGCCATTGGGTTGGACTTTGGCTTTTCGAACGATCAGACGGGGTGCATCGCAGTTTATATGCAAAACGGCGAACTATGGATCGATGAGTTGATCTATGAACTTGAACTAACTAACAAAGACATTTCGGATAAGCTGACCAAGCTCGATATTAGCAAGAGCACGCCTATAATTGCTGATAGCGCCGAACCAAAGTCCATAGAAGAATTAAGGCGATTGGGCTGGCACATTAGCGGTGCACAAAAAGGCGCGGACAGTATTAAGAATTCGATAGATATTCTTAAGCGATATAAACTCAACGTTACGCGTAACAGTGTCAATTTGAGGCGCGAATTAGAGCGTTATAAATGGCGGGTAGATAAGACCGGCAAAAGCCTAAATGAACCGGTAGACACCTGGAACCACTTGATCGATCCGTTGAGGTATGTGGCACTGAATAAGTTGAGAATTTGCGGCAATAGCAACAGCCGGACGCTCCTGCCCTACATCGAACGAAAGACCTACAACCCTGTAGCAAATTTACTATAAACATGATAGAACAAATTTTAAAAACAACCGACGGGAAGATCAGGGTGGCCATTCCGGGTGACATTAGCGAGCTGACCTTAAGACAATTAATGCAGCTACAGGAAGAGCCTGAGTTGAATGACTTAAAAGCCATTAGCATCCTTTCCGGGATTTCGTTGCAAGATTTACAAAATGTGACCGATATAAACGAGCTGCACTTTTTTACCGATTGCATTTTCCTGCTTTCACATCAGCTTAAAAACCTGCACAATGAAGTGGCTCTGCCTAAACAGGTTGGCTTTATTATGGATGGCAAAATGCGAAAAGTAAGTGTTGTTTCAAATCTATCTGTAGAACCAGCCGGAGCCTTTATGGCTGCGGGCGAAGTCATCGGCAGTGAGATACAGGATTTTATTAAACAGCACGGACAAGAAAACTGGCAGGAACGGTTTAATCCCTCATTAAAAGCTTGTTGTCATGTGTTGGCACAATACTTCTATTGCCCGGCTACCGGCCAAAAATACGATGAATATAAAGCCGAAGAATTTACCGAACAGGTTAAACAACTAAAGGTAACGGAGGCTCTGCCAATCGCTCGCTATTTTTTTACTGTTTATCCGCGCTTATCGATAACGAAAACAGGCTTTTGGCATCGAATGCTTCGGCGATGGAAAAAAAAGCCGGCATCCAATCCTTCAGCAAGTTTAAATACATCAATACGGTCAACTCGCTGGCAGGCGGCGACATCACTAAGTGGGATGACATCCTGAATACACCTTACGACCGCCTGCTAACCAAGTTACTGCTCAATAAAACCGAGTCCGAATATCAAAAACGCTACAGCGATTTGCTGTACGCACAACGCTAACCAAGAAATCAACATATCAATGCCCATACGCAATCAAATTGAAGCCATTGTACAAACTCTCGGCGGTTCGCCAACATTTATTTACGGTACCGCCAATGAACTAAACCTTCTTGCCGACGACGCATCCTTTCCGTGCGTTTTTATGTATGCTTTGCAGTCGTTAAATCTATCGCCACAGGTAAATGGGTCGGTAGATAATAGTTTCTCGATCTATCTCGAATTTTTGTTTAAAACGGAGTTTGATCAATTCACGTCGGACAATGAAACCCTGGTAAACCAGGCGCTGCACCTGGCTAACGAGTTTATCGTAAAAGCATCTAAATACCGCGAAGGCGACGGCCGGTACTTCAGGGTAAAAGTTGGTGACAAGGCAAGATGCCAGCTGGTTTACAACAAATTTGACGTTAACAGCACCGGGGTAAACCTCACCATTACACTCAATACAATGTACTTTGAAAACTTTGCGGACTAAACCAATTTAACTATGGCAATTATAGGGCGAATAGATTTCGCAAATTTAAATACACAAGCCAATGGATCGGGCGAAGATACCCATGCCAGCGTGTATATCACACTGGTAGATACAGCAACAGGGAATGTGGTAAACGGTAATAACCTAACGGCTTATTATGTGGTTTACAATAGCGATTTCGCAAACAACCTTACCACAACCGAAGAGCATACTATACAAATCCCCGGACAAAGCGCTCTAATCTACAACGGAATAATAGAACAAGTTGACGGATCATCAAATCCTCTTAACTCAAAAACTTTTCTGGTCACTAAGGTGTCCGGCACAGTTGACACCAATCCATTGTTTAGCTTTTGCGATGTCAGGATCAATTTTATCAATATAGATCACCCTGAATCTGCCCCGGGTGCAAATAACGGGCAGATCACGGTACACGCTGAGTCCAGTTACTTGCCATTATCTTACAGTATAGACGGCAATACCTTCCAGTCTTCGCCGGTTTTTAGTGGTCTATCCCATGGCTTAGTAACAGCCTATGTCACCGATGCGAACCCACTTGGTTGCGAAGTCAATCAATCCGTTACAATTCCGGTCATTAGTAATTTACTCATTAATGACCCATCGGTAAATTTGGGTTCAAATGTAAGCCGATGGAACGCTGCCTTTAATCCGATCGTTTTCACCTATCAACGCAAAGATTTTGAAGTTTTAGCAGTTGCAGAAGATGGCGCAACCGGCAAGGCCGTCATTTCGGTAAATACAGATACCAGCGCCGTTTTGGTTAATGATTTGGTGTATATTAACGCCGGGCCATACAATAATGTGTTTACTGTGCTGATTGCTTCAGGCAGCAGCCTTACTGTTGATACACCCTACATAGCATCCGCTACCGGTTTTATTAATATTAACCGCCTGCGACCCTATTACCAATTGCAAACGCAGATTACTTATCAGGATAAAATAACAGGGAAACAATCAACGATAGTTTCTACAAACAGGCCTGATAGCATGGGTATAATCAGGACTGACATCTCTAATTTCTTGCAGAGCGTGTTACGCGCTAAAGACGAAAGCGACTATACTGCAGCAAATTACCGCGATGAGAACCTAAGCGCCAGTTACCAAATATCATACGCAGAAAAGTGGGATGGCAAACCAAGTTTAATCTGGACACCCCTACCCCACCCATACTACATTGTTTATGCTGCAAAACAATTGGGCGAAAGATACGGTGGTAACCTGGCTGCGTCCGTGCCTTTTAAGGTACCGGCGGCAGGTTTACCCTTAGCCAAATGGGTAACTGATTTTGCCGAACCCGTTTATTCCCCTGGGTATCCGTTTGACATTGGCTTTATTTACAGCGAAGATCTGGCCGGGCTAAACTTGTATGCGGTTGTAACTTTGCTTGATATCAATAAAAACCCGATCGGTTCACCTTCCCAGGTAAGCTTATTAAACGAGAATGGATCATTTTTACTTAACCAGGATAGCAGTAAACTCATTATTCAAAGGGCTCTGTCCGGCTCAGTATCTATTGCACAGCGGATTGGGCTTAACAGATTATTGTTTAATAACAATTATGCTAATGAGGTAAATTATTTGGCGGTTGATTTGCGGTATCAAGATACAGGTTCGCAGTCTGTATTCAATTATAGCTTTACCGAAGACCTTGATCCCTTTATAGATGGCGATCTCAGAATTTATGATGACGGGATAAACGTTGTAACCGATCTATATTCTGAAAGCGGGCAGATAAACATTGCAGCGGGCCGGCCATTTTTAATTCAAGCTTCGGTAGGTAACGTTATTACAGGTGATGATCCGAAATTAAATCTCACTATCGAGAAAAATGGAACAACGATATTTTCAAAAACCATTACTGCAACACCGAGCGCAAGTTTGACTTATAGCGGAACTACCGATATTGCGGCCTCTTATACCATAACCGGAACCACCACTCACGGAACGGATGACCTTCCGGACGTAAATATCACCGACACTACCGTTGTAACCGGCGACGAAGTACAGGTAATGCAAACTCAAACCATCCGCATTGATAAAAGCTTGGATTATAACAGTATTTATCTGCGTTGGATTGGGCTTAGCGGCTCCTGGAACTATTTCCGTTTTATTTATAACCAGGAAGTTTCGTTGGATGTACAGAATGCTACCATTATTAAAAATTTTGTATCTGATTGGGAAAACCAGGATAGTATAGAAGAAGTGATTGGCAAAAGCGCAGGGCAAAAAGTAAAGGTGATGGCCGAGGATCTTTCGGTAGACGACATTAAAGGCTTACAATCTATCAAGTACTCGCCAAAAGTGCAAATGTTGGTCAGCAAAAACCCCGTAAAATGGCAAACTATTGTCATCAATACAGCCACGTTTAGCGAATATGAAACACTGAACGGACAAGCGCCATTTAGCGTAACCTTCAACCTACCATCAATCAACATCCAAACCCAGTAATGAACGATCTACAGCTTTTTATAAACGACCAACTGGTTGATCTGAGTGATGATAGCCCAATTGCTTTATCGTTCCAGATCAACAACCTGGCCGATGTGCAAAATCAGCAGGGCCATACCTCAAACCAATTTAAATTGCCGTTGACACAGCGCAACCGACAATTATTGGGCTTTCCCGATGAGCTGGCGTTTACAACAATATTACCGTATAGAAAATACGCTGCGAAACTGGTGCAAGATGGTTTAGAAATTATTCCAAATGCCATTGCTGAGTTGAATAGCATTGAAAAGGATGGCGCAAATGTAACCGTGTTATCCGGCAATGTAGATTTTTTTGATGCGATAGACGGTAAGCTGTATGATATGGGCGACAGTACAAGTATTTGGACCAGCAACGGCCAAAAATTGGTTTGGAAACCCTACAATCACACATGGAATTTAGAAAATATCGTCAATTCGCAAGCTAAAACGGATGGCTGGATATGGCCGGTGGTAGACTATGGTTTTTTTGATGCTGCCGATTTTACCAAACCTATTGATGTAAGGAATCAACGTCCGGGCTTTTTTATCAAAACAGCGGTAGAGTTGCTATTACAATCTGCCGGTTATAAAGGCACCGGATCTTTACTAAACGATCCGCTATATCCTTTGCTGATCTGCCAGTTTGCTAACGGTTCATTTGAACACGGCACGGATTACCAGGGCAATGTGGGATATCATGGCCTTGTTGCTCACACAGACCAAATATCGAGGGCGTATAACAGCACTCCAACCGCAGATGGTTATATCCCTTTTAGTAAAATAGAAAGCGATCCAAGCCATTCATACCAGCCACTTTCTGATGGCTATTTTGCTTCAGAAATTAGAGATACGTCAATATTGTTCTCCTATTCGTTAACTTTCAAGTCGACAGATATTAGCAGAAGGACTGACCGGGCCACAAAACTGCAAATTGCTATAGTACTGTTCAATTTGAACACGCCAACTGCCGACGGCGTACGAATAGCAAGTATAGATTATGATTGGGCAGGTCGTGGCGATGCCGACGTAAGGACTTACAAG